TAATGATCTAGCGTTTGGATCGGATATAACAGCCCCAACTTCTAATAGACATAGAAGATTCGATGCCACTAATGGTATTGTAGCTGGTGATGTTACTGCAGTTGCTGCAGCTGACAAACTTAGCTATAGCGCACTTGTTGACTTAAAAGCTTATGCTAAAGACAACTACATTAGAGGTTTAAGAGGAGCTGGAAATGACGAGACGTATCACTTGTTTGTGACACCTCAAGTTATGGCTGACCTAAAACTTGATTCAGACTTCCTTGCTAACGTAAGACAAGCTGGAGTAAGAGGACCAGGTTCAAGCTTATTCGCAGGTTCTTCAAGCCTAATGGTTGACGGTATTATGATCCATGAGTTCAGACATGTGTTTAACACAAACGGAGCTACTACTGGAACATCATCAAATGCTGGTTCAGCTGGATACAAATGGGGAGCTGACGCTGATGTCAATGGTTCTGCATGTATCTTTGCAGGTGCACAAGCACTAGCGATGGCTGACATCGGTGTGCCAGAAATAGTTGAAGACACATTTGACTATGGCAACCAAAATGGTATTTCAATAGGTAAGATATTTGGTCTTAAGAAGCCAGTTTACCATTCAGACGTTTCTGGTCAGAATGAAGACTTCGGTGTAATAAGATTAGATGTAGCTTATTAATTGTGGTATATTTTATAGGTGGCTGTAATGGCCACCTATATTTAAGGAGAGAATTATGTGGATAATAGCGAATGAAGACAAGTATGTAGCTTCAACATGGGGCGCAGTTGTTAGATTAACAGCTGGAGAACCTAAAGAAGTAGGAACAGAACTAGGTATACTATGTTTACAGAATGGATGCACGGAAGTAAAAGACGGAATACAAACGGCTAAAGCAGCCCCCGTCATAGAAGAAGCGGTAGAGATTTTAGAGAAAGTAATAGAAGAAACTACACCTTCAATAAATTTAGAAGACATGACTAAAGTGCAACTAGAAGAACACGGGCGCACCTTAGGAATCGAACTTGATAGACGTAAAAAGAAATCAGATTTAATTGCAGAAATAGAAACTGCACAAAGTTAAAAGGATGAATTATGGCAGGGACACTGACAGGCACTAACTTATTAAGCAGAATTAAAGATACATTACAGGACACTACTAGCGTTAGATGGCCTGAAGCTGAATTAATTAGGTATATAAATGATGCGCAAAGAGAAATTGTAAATTTCAGGCCAGAATCTTCGGCCACTACAGCTAGTGTACAGCTCACTACAGGTACAAAACAAACTTTACCTAGCGCAGGGCTAAGGTTAATTAAAATAGTAAGAAACATGTCCGCAGCGGGCGGAAGTGCTACAGGTAAAAGAGCAATAAGAATTGTTAACCCTGATATTTTAAATACCCAAGAACCAGATTGGCACGACCCAACTGTATCCGGAGATGCAGCTCATACTACTATAGTCAAACACTATATGTTTGATGAAGATGACCCAAGAAACTATTATGTTTATCCAGGTGTAGCAGGTAACGCATTTGTAGAAGTTGTTTATTCAGCTTCCCCAACAGATTTATCATCTGCAAGTTCTACTATTGGAGTAGATGATATATATGCAAACGCGATTATAGACTTTGTTCTATTTAAAGCATACATGAAAGATGCAGAGTACGCAGGTAATTCACAAAGAGCTTCTAGTCATTATCAGTTATTTACATCTAGTATAGGCCAAGGGAACCAAGCTCAGACTTTACTAGACCCAAACAACGATATGGTTTCTAACATAGGCGCTGTTCCAAAAGTAATGCAACAGCAAGGTAGGTAGATGTGGCAGCCTACTCTTCTTTAGTAAAAGAAGTCTTACCTTACGTACCTTTATGCCCAGACTCTTTGGTTGAACAAAACATAAGAGCAGCAGCAATAGAGTTCTGCGAAAGATCAAAAGCTTATATACTCGACATGGACCCGTTTAATACCATTACGGGGGTTTATGAGTACGATTTTGATGTTCCTACTGGCACAGAAGTACATCAAGTTTTATATATGACCCATGACGGTAAAGACATGGATCCAATAAGTCCGCGTAGTTTAGAACTTAACTACCCAGATTGGAGAGATAGAACAGGTAATCCACATGTTTATTTACAAAAGTCACCTAGTTTATTTTGGGTAGTACCAGTAGCTAGTGGTTCTAAACAGATTATTGCAAGTGTCGCACTTAAACCTAGTAGAACTTCAAATAACATAGATACTACTATATCTAACCAATACAGAGACGCTATTATATATGGTGCTTTATATAGACTACTTCGCATGCCAAGCAGAGAGTGGTCTGATGTACCTGCAGCCCAAGAATATTTATACCAGTTTAATTTAGAAGTAAGACAAGCAGAACTAAGAGCTAGAGGCGGAGACCTTGGCGTAAAAAGAACAGTAAAGTACAAAGGAATAGGACTACCAAGGAGACGGTATGGAAAGTACGGAAAGGAGATCGACTACTGAGTTACCCGTTTACACGGACATACGTAAGTGTTGGAATGTGGTTAAAACCGGAATAGTCGATATATTAAAAGAAAATCCTTTATTATCTTTTATTCCTGAGGATGTTTATAGTGAATGTGTAAACGAAAGAGCTTTTCTTTACACTTCTCCTGTAGGTTTTTTGATACTAACTATTGAAGTAGATCAGTTTACAAAAGACAAGACATTACTGCTATGGATAGCGTATACTTATGATAAAGGGGGCCACAATTGGTTGGCTCATGATGAATGGTTTAACGACTTAGCAAAAGAAGTAGGTTGTAAGTATCTCGAAGCGAGGTCACGAGTCCCAGAAATGGAGTCGTACACAAAGCAAATAGGCTGGGAGTTAGACACACGAATTTATAGGAAAGAAGTGAATGGCTAGTAAACCTAAAAAATCAGAGTACGAAGCAAGCGAAGCAGAAAAAGTAAATGCTTCTGTAGCTAATGCAGAGAATAAATACTTTACAGAAAAGTATGACCCAATTATGGTTGAGATGCTTAATGCAGCTATGACTCAAAAAACCGGTGACTTGTTAGCAGATAGGGCTGGAGCAGATACTCAACAAGCGCTGAGCAAACCTTCTTTAGTAGCTGCTCGTTCTGTAGATTCAGCTGCAGATATGGCTTCAGCAGCCGGCGCTCAAATATTGAGAGCAAGAGTAGGCGGAGAAAAAATAAAACAAAATTTAGCATTGAGTACTTTAGCAGGGGCTAGGGGACAACAACAAGATGCTACTACAGGGTTAGGAACTTTGGCCAGGCTAGAGAATACAGCTACCTTAGAGTCAGCAAAAAGAAAACTTCAAAATAGACAAGCAAACATTGATTTTGGCAAGCAACTAGCTGGTACGGCGTATCAAACAGGTAAAACTAACATGGCGGCTGGCGGAGGGTTTTTTGGACAAGGCTTAGATAGAAGTACAGGTTTAGCAAAAAACACAACGCCTACTGACGACGATCCTGGAAGAGGTACTTTTGGCGATAGGCTTATGGGAGGCTTATTCGGATGAGTCAGTATGATAATTATATGATAGGCAATTTACCTATAGTAGATGATCCTGAAAAAGCTTTAAATGATATTACTACTAGAGACTACAATAGATATATTGATAATTTTAGGGGTTTTGAAGAACGTTTATTAGAGTCAAGAAATAGTACAAAATTAATAGACCAAGCACGAGAAGACTCTGTGACACAAGCAAGGATAGCTAGAGAAAGTAGTGCAAGAAATAGAGAAAGATATGGGGGTGCGGGGCTATCTGTAGCACAACGACAAGAACAAACTAGGGCTCTTCAAAGAGGTACCTCTTTAGCAACCGCTGATAATATTAATAATGCTCGTATACAACAAAGAGAAGTTAACCAAGCTACTATGGCTGATCTTATGAATATAGGACAGGGCGTTAATAGAAATTCTTTAGCTATGATGAAAGATGCTGCGGCTATGCAAAACAATAGATACCAAGCTTATAAAAACGCAAGGTCTAACTACAGCTCACAAATGAAAGGTATGGGGTCTCAAATAGGTTCAGCATTACTAGGAGCATTTTTAATATGAGTATATTAGGAGCACCTTTTGAACGAGGCGTGCAGATTGCAAATAAAGCAGAAGCAGGAGCTACTTCTGGTCTAATGAATAGGCAAGCCCAAGCAGAACTTAGAAGAAATGAACAGGCTAGATCAGCCAATGAAGACCTAGCTTATCTTTCTGATGCTAGAACTGGTATATATACAATCGGTGATAATGAAGGAGATGATAATGTTCAATATACTCTTAGAGCTGACTGGAAAGACCAGGTAGATAAATACCATTCTGGTGGTGATAGTAAGCTACGATTTAATAAGTTAGCTTCTAATTATTTATCTAAAAACCCAGACGGGGAAGTAGTCAAAAAAAGAAGCAAGAGAACATTTGGCCCCACTAGAACTAAAGCAGGAACTATACCCACTTCTTTGTTAGATAGACTTGAAGCAAATCCTAATGATGAATCTTTGCTAGCGTTAAAAAAAGAATATGAAAATGGAACCAAAACTGCTTACATAGTACCAGTTGAAAATCAAGAGGGCATGTTCTCTTTTCTAACTAGGTTTGGTACAGATGAAGCAGATGATGAAGAGTTAACTTTTAGTGAGAATGAAGTTGAAGCTTATCTTGGAAACAATCTAATATCTGGTCTACAGTTAGAAATAAACCCCGATGCAAGAAGACAAGCAAGCGCAGCAGCGCAGGGTGCGTACGATAATACGGGCGGTTATGACCAGATGAACGTTAGTATGGAACGTGCAAAAGCTTTATATGATGATGGAGTACCTAGAACTACTAAGCTAGGTCTACTGCAACAAATCACAGATGAATATAACAAGAACCCTAACGTAAAAGAACAACCCCCTATCGTTACAGAAAAAGAGGTTACTACTAGTACCCCAGGTTCTAAAATTGATGAAAAAGATTTTCAATCTTATAAAAGAACTGTAGCCGCAGGATATGCCAGAGGCGGAAATGTACAACCAATGCCAGATGATGATGTTTTGCGAGACAGCTATAGAAGATCAAAAGGTTTAGATCCTGCTTCTACTACAACCGAAACTGTAAGAACTGAAACAGCCGTAGACCCTATAGAAGTTAAATTTAATGAAGCTTTCCCTGGCTTAGAAAATTTATCAGAGACAGAACTACAAGGAAAAGTAAACGACTTTATAAATGATGGTACTTTTATAAACAATGGCTTTACTCCAGAACAAGTGCAAAGCGTTAGAACTAATTTAGAGTCCATGAATGTAGAGTCTATGGATGATTTAAAAGCAAAAGTGGAAGACGGAACTGTTAAAAACCCATATAAATACGCACTTACTTTGAACTTAGCTTTGGCGAATGACAAAGGACAAGTAAACGGACAAGATATAAAAACAGCAACAGACAGAACTTTTAACTACCTAGTAGCAGGTGATCCTAATAGAACTGCAAAACAACAAATCGCAGACGATATTTCTATAGCACAAGAACAAAGACTAGGAAAAACTTTTGATTTCAATGTATCTAAGTATTGGGGTACTAAAAGCGCGAGTGCAAGACAGGCTTTTGACACTCGAGTAAAAGATATTCTAAAACGTGTCTCTGGGTTAGAACCAGATTTCCTAAACGCAATGGGTTTTATAAGAGAATCTTTTAATGAAGGTGATAAAACTAAAACTTTCGAGCAGTACTCTAGCTACGATAGAAAAAGTAAAACGATTATAAAAGACTATGCTAACCAGTTTAAGACTAAAGACGAAAACGGAGAGAGTATATATAGCTTAACAAAAAAAGACTTTGTAGAAAAATACGGTTTTTCAGAAGATGCTTTTACTGATGAAATGTTCTTTAGAATGGCAGAACCCATAGGCGGAGCTGATTTAATTGAGGGTAGAGCAGAAGTAGCTTTATATAATGGGTACCAACAGTTAGTTGAATCTAATCTTGCTGGAGCGCTTTGGCCTGGCGGTAAAATAACTATGAAAGACTTTCTTGGAGATTTTATGGCTCCAAATACGCCTTTTAACCCAACTCAGTTTATGAAACAAAAAATGGCGATACGAACAGATTCTAATGGTAAGCCAATCGAGTTAGTCATAAGAACAAATAATCCTAAATATGCAAGTCAAAATACAGGAGATTCAGAAGCTGGCAGAGTAGTAGAAGGTGAAGCAAGTATTAGTTTTGATTATCTTATTAAAAATAACATTTTGCCTGCTGAACATCTTGTAGCGATTATAGAAAATGCAAAACAAATTCGATGATCCAGTAAAGTCTTTAATTGGCGTTTTTAATGATGAGCCAAATGTGGGCTCTGCAATACCCGGTCTTTATGAAGAAGACTTACCAACGCCTGAACTTGGCTACGAGTTTGACCCAGCTAAACAAATAGCTTCTGGTTTTAACAAAGGTGTTAAAAACATGGAGGCTAACACTAACTACTTTAAAGCTATGGTTGATTCTATGATGGGTCAAGAACAAGCCATGCGTGATTCTATAAAAGAGGCTGGGGAAGCTCAATCAGCTGGTAGCGCATCAGCTTATGTAGACGCAGCTTCTGCATTTGAAGATGCCGCATTTAAAAACGGAAACTTTGAAGACTTTATGAATGCTGTTCTTGGGTTTACTGGTGAGATAGGACCTTCCGCTTTAGCTACTGTAGGCACCGCATTAGTTGGTACGGGTATCGCTGCTTTAACTGCACCGGCTACAGTTCCAACTACAGTTGTTGGCGCAGGCGCTGCAGCGTTAACTAAAAAAACAGCCGAGGGTGTAACTACTCGTTTAGCTAAACAAGGGCTAACTAGAAAAATGGTTACAGAATCTATAGAAGCTGCTTCTAAAAAACAAGCATTAAGTAAAAAACAAAAAGAAGTTATGGATGCAGTCTATCAAAACTTTCAAGCGCAAATGTACAAAAGAAGGTTAACCAGGGGCGGTATAACTGGTGCTGCAGCCCAAGAGTACCCACAAATGGCCGGTACGTTCTTCGGCAACTTTGCAGAACAAGGTATGACAGACCCTGTATCAGCTTTAAAAGCAGCCGGATTAGGTGTACCTGCAACAGTTATAGGAGTTGGTACAGAAAAAATAGTGTTTGATGCTGTTACAAATGTATTCAAAAATTCTGGTGGTAAGTCTCTTTTAACAAAAGCAGGTAGAGAAAAATCTCAAATAGGAAAACGTGCACTTATATCTACCGGCGTATCTACCGGAGCAGAAGGGGTAGCGGAAACAGGACAAACCGCAATCGAAGTGGCACAGAAATTTGCTATAGATGATGAGTACACAAAACAACAAGCAAAACTAGATCTAGCTACTTCTGCTTTTGCTGGAGCAGTAGGTGGTTTTGGTATGGGTGGAGCTGCAAGTACAGCTTCAAGTATTACTGCTAAGGCTAATGAACTACTTAACACCAACCATCAAAAAGATGCTTTATCTAAGATGTATCGTGAGAAATACGGAGATGGCGGCCCTGGGGTTATAAAGGAACCTGCTAAATATATAGAAGCGCAAATCGAAGCAATGATGGACCCTACTAATTCTAAAGAAACTGTTTGGATAGATATAAACAGCTATGACCAATGGGATCAAATATCCGATAAGATTGGTAAAAAATATGGGAATGCTATAAAGGGATATGACATGGGCAACCCAGAAACAGGGCTGGGAGGTATATTACTTTCTAATGACTCTGATCAAATTCAATCCTTTAAACAACTAATGGAGTTAAACACTCCGTCTACTAAGTTTGTAGATGACACTTTAACTAGTTTCTTAAGGTACCCGCGTTCTAGATTATCTACAGATACTCATGTAGTCGAAGTTAAAAACAAAGACGGTATACCTGTTCACTACCATCAAACTAGCGCCCTAAACGAAGACGGGGCCATGCACTTAGAACAAGCTAAACAAATATTTGGAAACAATCCTGAGTACACTTACGAACTTGTAGATGGAGAAACTCATTTAGATGCTAGGGTCGAAGCCACCACAATAGTTGGAGATGTAAGAACAATCGAAGACGGTGATTTGGGTAACATGCAAGATAATCTGGACTTTGATGAGTTTGCAAACGACTTCCAAGAGACAATAGAGTCACAAGTGCCTACTAAAATAGAAGATACAGGTAAAGTAGAAACTAAAACTTTTCTTAATAAAGCAGGACAGGCTTGGACAACCCCAGATGAAAACTATGAAAATACACAGCCCACCCCAGACTTAATAGCAGATGCTAGGCAATTAGTAGACCCTGCTTTTAGAGCAGAGTTTGATAAAAATATAAGGGATAATAAATATTCAAGACTACTTCTTAAACGGTATTTAGAAGTTTCAGACGTTTATTTTGGCGCTGACAAAACTTATAAGATAGAAGAGCAAGACGGCGGCTACGTTATTGCCCCTTACGCACGTGATCCTTTGACAAGGGCACAAGGTTTTGAAGATATAAAAAGTGACTTAGACTCAGCAGTTCGTAGAGCTAAATCAACAAAAAAAGCAACACAAAGCCGTTGGCAGATATCATCTAATGATGGCACTGCTAGAGCCATAGATATGCCAAATCTTCTAAACAACTATTTACGAGTTTTACGTAGAACAGGTGTTATAGACAATAATCAAAATTACAGACAGCAGCTTGCCGATACTTTTACTACTCTTGTTGGTAGCCTTTTAGAAAGTGATAATCAAAAACTTACATTTAAGTTTGATGATATATCTGACACAACTTTTTCTGACCCTGATGCAGTTGTGTATACAGAGGGAGACACTACTTTTACTTTAGGGCAGTTGTTTGAAGCTGCTAGAGAACAAGAAGATAGACCTTTAACAGGGCCAGAGAAACGTGTTAATAATAGATTTGGGATTAATCCTAGAAATAGAAACCTCGTACGTCAAAAAGCAGATGAGCTACAAGAACGAATAGGCACTGAACAAGAAGGGGAATTTGATAGCAGTGACTTAGAAGCTCTAGAAAGAGTTCTAAACGAAGGAGCTTTTGACCCTACACAAGATTTAGGCCCTGAACAAATAAGTGAAGAGGAAGGAGACTCTATCTTCAATGAGATGCCTGCAGATGAGCAATGGGACGCGGAACAAGCATCTTGGGCAAAACAACAGTTTACTAAAATTAAATTTAAGCCAAGTACTAAACCTGCTGATATTTCTATATCTCAAGATTTTGTAAGTAGCTTTGGTAATAATAAAAGCCTAGTAGAAAAGCTTGTAGAAAATGCTAGAACTAAATTAAAAATAACTAAGCCTATTAAAATATTTACTACAAGAGAAACAGACAACATAGATGTAGGCGATGAAAACATTAATTCAAAGATACAAGAATATAGACAACAAGTTTTAGATAAAGACAGCATAAAAGGTATAAACATACCCTTCAGAGATTACGATGTAATTATTTTAAAAGTAGGCATAGACCCTGATCTAGACCTACAGGGTTTATATTACAAAAGGTTAGGGCACGAAATAGGACACAGTTTTTTAAGAGATGAACTTCTTAAAACATTAGGTAATCCTAAAGTTAGAGCAAAGTTAATTAATGAGTTCAATAAAGATAAACAAGCAAACCCTCAAATAGGTCAATGGCAACAGGCTAATGGCATGGAAGAGTGGGCATCAGATAAAACAGGAGCTTACTTGTTTGATTCTGAAAAAGGGGTGTCTTTACAAGCTAAAAATATAGGTCAATCTGTTTTATTACGTATAGCTAAACGTTTAAAGGCTTTTGAAACTAGCACACGTCCTCAAGTTAGCGTAGTGCAAGAACGATTTGCTTTTAGTGAAACTTTTGCTGAATATGTAAATGGAGTATTAGAAGCCACTAAAGAACCTTCTGTTAGAGAAAATGAAATTCATTATTTAGACAAAGCTCATATAGAAAGTATGCTTGATGCAGTTTTCCCACCAAAAGTAGGAGAAAAACAAGTACAACGAATTAACAGGGAAGCCGAAAGAATTATTAAGAACGGTAAAATGCCTAAATGGTTTAAAAAATTGTTTTACGATGCGCATAGCTTTTTGGGTAACTTAGGAAAAGATACCGGAGTCGGTAAAGATCTTGCAGACATATTCCATACAGAAAGTGGAAACCAAAAAGACGTTGGTTTTATTAATGAGGCAAACAGAAAAACTAACATGTATATTAACAGGTTAGTAGGAATTATTAGAGATGATGATAGTATTAACGTTCTAACTGGTACTGATAAAGCCTTCACCAAAGACGAAGTTGCTGTATTCAAAGAAGCTAGTAATGAAAAGTTAAATAATGACCAGTTATCCCCTAAAGCTAAACAAATTAGAGAGTTTTTATTTAAGATATATGACGAATTAGAACTATCTAAGTATGATGTAGAAAGAAGACCAAACTTCTTCCCGCGTATAATTCATGTTGCAGATATAGCTTCTAAGAGTAAAAAACGTACAAAGATAATAGAACTACTAGCAGAACGTAATAACATCTCTATAGAAGAAGCTACCAAAGTAACTGAACGAGTTATAAAGAACAATGAAAAATCTGTAAATTTACCTACTGCTACTGATGATTTTGAAATAGGCATGAATAAGAAAAGAGCAGAACTATTTGAAGCTTTAGATTCTGAAACACTTTTAGAAGAAGGTCTAATAGTGCCTCCTGAAATAGCTATGCTAGAGTACATACGAAATGCAGTAAGACGCTCGGAGTACGAAAAAAGAGGTGGAGCAGCTAGAGTTAATGTTTTAATAAACAATTTACCAGAAGAAGAACGTAGCCAGGCTAAAGAAGCTATAGACGCTATGTTAGGTAATGTAAACCCCATAAAAAATGATATATGGAGATATGTAACAGGAGGAGGGTTACTGTTAAATGTAGTAAACCTTTTAAGTATGGCTGTTTTTGCTTCAATACCCGATGCAGCAGGGCCTATACTTCGTAGTAGAAACTTCGAGCTTAATACTATTTCTAAAAACCTAGGGCAAGCCATGGGCCAAAAAGAAGGAGCCCAGCTAGCAAAATCTATAGGAACTAATGGGGTAGAAGCAGCCGCTACTACTATATTGTATGCGGGTGAGATGGACATGCTTGATCAATGGGGCAGAAAATTATCTAACGGCTGGTTTAAGTATACACAGCTAGAAAGGTGGACGATGTTTACTAGAAAGTTTGCGGCTGGCATGGGCAGAGATTTTTTACTTAAACACGCAAAAATAGTTAAAGAAGGGTATGAAGGCGATCAGGATGTTATGTTGTCTGCAAGATATCTAAAAGAACTCAACGTTACATCTGAACAGATTTTAGCTTCAGAAGGACAAGATATAGATGCGCACCCGCAAGTGTCTGCTGCTATGGGTAGGTTTGTAGATGAATCTATAGTAAGACCAAATGCTGCAGAAAGACCTATTTGGGCTTCTGATCCTAATTTTGCGCTAGTCTGGCAGCTTAAGTCTTTCTACTACGCGTATGGTAAAAACATTATGGGCGGATTAGTTAGAGAAGGTAAAACTAAAAAAGGAGAAACAGGACATATATCAGATGGGGTCGCACCATTGTTATTTGGAGCAAGTCTACTTATGCCTTTAACAATGCTAGGTTGGGACTTAAGAGAAAGATTTAAAATGGGTTTATCATGGTTGTTACCTGGTATTAGCCCAAATGACCCTGGGGTCAATTATCAAGCTTCTAGGAACATGTCTAACGGAGACTACTGGTTTGACGTTTTAGATAGGTCTGGGCAACTAGGACCATTTGCTTTAGCTATACCTTTGTTTATGGAAGATAAAAGATATGGAAATCCTTTCTTTGTGCCTATACTAGGGCCAAGTGCAGAAAAAGCTTGGGACGTAGCAACTGGTGATTTTAATGGGTATAAATGGCTACCCGTATACGGACAGCTCGACACTAGAGCATTAGGAAGGTAAAATTAATTATGGCATATTCAGACACAATAAAATTAGTAGTAGGAGACACACTTCCTGAACTAACATTTAACTTAAAAGACAGTAATACTGCAGCTTCCGGTAAGATTTTAGACCCAGAAGATAGTACGACTTGGGCAGCAATTGACTTAACAGGAGGTACTGTAAAACTTAGAATAAGGGAACTAGGTACAACTACTGTTGACGCTACTATTACCGCTACAATATCTGCACCTAGTACAGGGACTTGCACTTTGATCTTCCCATCTGGAACCTGGACAACTGCAGGTACGTACGAAGGAGAGATAGAATATACAAAGTCCGATGGTAATATACAAACCGTACAAGACTTCGTTAAGTTTAAAGTACGTGACGATTTTGATTAATGGCGTTCAAGTTTACAGTAGGTTATCAGAACCTACGGTTGGTAATAAGTACAGACTCTGTTGAGCCTGTAAGTTTATTTCAACATTTAAAAAGTACTTTAGATTATCAAAACCTACAACAAGTATTAGCTTATCAACAACTAACTGCAGCGAATGTTCTAGTAGACGCAGACACTTTAAATAGGTATTTTACTGACCAATACAATTCGCCTAACGCAGAGAGTTTTAGCTTTACAGATTCTGATAGCTTTAGCTTTGGTAAAGGTCTAGCTGATACCCCAATTATTACAGAGCAACTAGCCAATGCTATGCAAAAAGGCTTAACGGAATCTGTATCTATAGCAGAGAACTTAAGTAGGGTTGTAGATTTTGGTAGAAACTTTACAGACGCACCAACTCTTTCTGAAACACATACATATGATTTTAGTAAAGCATCTACTGATACTGTTAGTATTGCAGAAGTACAAGTCTTCGATACCACTAAGTTACTAGCGGACTCCTACTCTTTTGTAGATGCTCCGGCATTTAATGTAGAAAGAATAAGTGAAGACAGTTTTAGTTTTACTGATAATTTTAGCCGTGTCGTACCTTATGTTAGATCTTTTGCAGACGCGTACGGGTTAGACGATACTTCTTCTGTAGATGATGAGCTAGCTACCGACACGGGCGTAAACAAAACAAATATTATATCTGTAACAGAAACACAGGCATTTGCAATTACACCCGGAACAAAAACAGACAGTGTATCCGTAGCAGAAGCCTATGTTAGTTCGTTCATTCCGGGCGATATCGCTGAGGGTGTGTCCGTAGCAGAAGCCTATGTTTCTAGTTTTATACCGGGAACTAAAGCAGAAACTGTAAATATAAGCGAAAGTTCTGTTTTTTCCTTTCTGCCGCTTTTTGCAGATACTGCTACAATAACTGAATCAATTGATGTAGAATTGATAAAAGGGGTTGGACCTATTAACTCTAATTCCTTGAATATTAATATGCTAAACGCTTAAGCGAGGTAATAATGTCTAATATACAAGACAATCTAAAAATGAAAGGTCGTTTACAAGTAAGCCTAAACGGTGAAGTTGTACGTGACATAGATAACTTAGTAGTTACTGCAGGTAAAAACTATGTAGCAGATCGTATGAAGAACAACTCTAGTGTCATGTCACACATGGCTATTGGTAGTGGTACTACAGCGGCTGCAGCAGGAAACACTGCTTTAGGAACAGAACTTGGTAGAGTAGCTCTAACAAGTTCAACTGTGTCTAATGCTGTTGTTACTTACGTAGCTAGTTTTGCGGCAGGTACTGGAACAGGCGCAGTTACAGAAGCAGGTATTTTAACTGCAGCTTCTAATGGTACTATGCTTTGTAGAACAGTATTTTCTGTTGTGAACAAAGGATCTGCTGACTCAATGACAATCACTTGGACTGTAACAGTAAGTTAAAATAGGAGTAATTTATGGGCGTAGTTTTTACAAACAATGCCGAAACTACTCTAGCAGCGGCTATAACGAGTACAAGTGCTACAAGCATATCCGTTACTAGCAGTAGCACGTTCCCTGCAATACAGGCAGGAGAGCATTTTTATGCTACTCTTGACGATGGTACTAATAACGAAATCGTCAAAGTTACGGGTGTTTCTGGTACAACTTGGACCGTGGTACGTGCTTCGGATAGCACTACTGCGAGAACCTTTGCCAATGGTATTACCGTACAGCTAAGAGCTACAGCTGCTTTACTAACTGATATACAAGAAAACATTGCAGCTAAGTCTGCAAACCAAACAGTATATAACGCAACTACCGCATCAAGTGCTACAGACTATGACATAGGCATAGATCCTGGTCTTGAAAGTAATGCAATGGTATTTCTCAATGGTGTAATGCAACACCATGACACCTTCTCATTTAGTGGATCCACATTAACATTCGACACAGCCCCATCCAACGGATTGGCTTTAGAGGTTATTGTTGATAACTTAATTAACCTTCAGTCCTCTAATTTAACAGTGGACACATTTACCGCAGCGGATGTTGGCGGCAATCCACAGGTTGACTTTGTTCTATCAGATGCCCCCGCGGGAGAAACAAATCTGATCGTCTTTGTTGATGGTGTATTTCAAGCTAATGACACCTATACCATTTCAAGCACAACGCTAAGCATGACCGATGGAGTTACTGCCGATATGGTCGTAACAGTTTATGTAATGAACCCAGTTAATATAGGGGCTCCTAGCGATAACACAGTTACTAGCTCCAAGCTATCTGGCAACATTACTATGCCTGCTGATCTTACGGTAACAGGTGATGTAGCTTTTGATTCCCCAACATTTGTAGTAGATAACGCTAACTCTCGTGTAGGTCTAGGAACAGCAACACCATCCGTGCCCGTAGATATTGTCGGCGAAGTAAAAATATCTAGCCATCTCAATATGCCAGATAATGCTATAGCCAAGTTTGGTACAGGTTCAGATTTACAGATTTATCATGATGGTACTGACACATGGATAGATGAAAGTGGTGCAGGTTCTTTAAAAATTAGAGGAAACTATCTTCAACTATTATCACCTCAAGATGAATTATTTTTTCAAGGACAAGCAAATGGTTCTTCATATATTTATCACAATGGCTTAGAAAAACTCGCCACCACCAGCACAGGCATAGACGTAACAGGTACAGCCACAATGGATGGTTTGACTGTTGATGGTACTAGCGACCTAAATGGTAATGTAACGATTGGAACATCTATTACAACTTTATTAAGTGGTAATGATATTGATTTTCAAAGAGCAGGTGATTCATATTTAAGCCAAACAGGTGGTGGGTCTTTATTTATTAGAACTAATGATGGTACTAGTAATAAGGTTAGATTAAATGTTTCTCCTATTGGAGACATTTCTTTTTACGAAGATACAGGCACAACAGCTAAGTTATTTTGGGATGCAAGTGCGGAATCGCTTGGAATTGGAACTAATAATCCTTTAGACCACTTACACATAAATGATGATTCAGGGGATGCAAGAATACTACTTGACGGTCATACAGGATATGATGCTGAGTTAAAATTTGCAGAAGCTGGTGTAGTTAAATACTCAATAGGGCATGATGCTGCAACAGATAGCTTTGTTATTGGTACAACAAATGTTGATACACAAAAAAGATTAGTTATAGACTCATCAGGCAACTTGTTGGTAGGTAATACAGTTGTTAATCCTGCTAGTGGATTTGCTTCTCAAAAAGGTTTTGGTTATGCAGCATCAACAGGTAAAGTTGAAATTGCTACAGATGCTAATGCTGCTGTTATGGAACTTGGCAAGAACAACTCTAATGATGGAAGTATCTTAGTATTTCGCAAACAAGGAAATGTAGTTGGAAGTATTGGTGTCAGCTCAGGCTCTATAGCCTTTGGTCAATCTAACACAGGATTAGGTGTATTTAACACTGACAGAATTTTATTCCCAGCAACATCATCAGGTGGAGTACAAGATAATGCTATTGATTTAGGTTATGCAAATGGTAGATTCAAAGACCTCTACCTTTCAGGTACAGCAAACGTAGGCAAAGCAGTTGTTACTGGAGCTGTACAATCTGAACTACAGCTTTATTCATCACATAGTTATTCCAATAACAGGAATTGGAGCCTTATTACTAACCATTTTGGAAGTGGAAACTGGGGTGGATTCAGCTTAGAAAGAAGCACAAGCACTGGGGGAACGCCAAGTGAAGCTATGTTTGGTATTACCCTTGCAGGACTTGTGGGTATTGGGGTTGGTGGTTTATCAGGTGGTGCACAACCTTCGGCAAAACTTCATATAAAACAGTCTGCAAATAAATCTGAAGGAGATTCACATTTCAGAATAGAAGGTTCAGGTTATTCAGGATTCCATTGGTTAGATGGCACTGCATATTATATAGGTCAAAACTCAAATGGTAGAGCCTTAAGATTTTATTCAGGTTCTAACGATGCTGCTGGTGTTAATTTAGGGTCAGGTGCAACTTCTTTCGGTACTTATTCTGATGAAAGACTTAAAGAAAATATACAAGACATAGGCTCTGTAACTGAAAAAATAAAAGATATTAGATGTGTAACTTATAACAGAAAAGATGTTGATGATGAAAATAAGCACGACACTATAGGTTTTATAGCACAAGATTTTGTTGGTAAATTTGACCAAGTATTAGATGAGTCAAAAGTTTTAGATTCAGATGAAGAAACTCGTTACTCTATGAGATATACCGAAACTATACCTATCTTAATGAAAGCTATACAAGAACAACAAACACAGATTGAAACACTCAAGCAGGAAATCCGGGAGATAAGAGAAGGTGGCTAATACTAAGATCACAACAAACGTAATAGCAGACGGAGCTATAACAAGTGCAAAGCTAGATACTAACATAACTATATCTGGAGATATCACAGGTACACTAGCTACAGCAGCTCAACCTAATATTACAAGTGTTGGTACTTTATCAGCTCTTACAGTAGATGATATAACTATTAATGGTTCTACTATTTCTGATGCAGGTGACTTAACACTAGATGTAACAGGAAACATCATCCTTGATGCTGATGGTGGAGATGTTAGCTTTTTAGATGGTGGTACAGAAACATTAAGATATTCAAGTTCAGGTGCAGGTGCACAATTCTTTTCACCTGTAGCAGATAAGGATATTATTTTTAAAGGCAAAGATGGTAGCTCAACAATCACAGCCCTCACCCTTGATATGTCAGATGCAGGTACAGCTATATTTAGTAATAACTTAGTAATACCAGCAAGTATTTATCATACAGGCGATACAAATACTTTCTTTGGTTTTCAATCTGCTGATACTTTTACTGTTAATACAGCAGGTTCAGAACGCCTTAGAATTGATAATTCAGGCAATGTTGGAATTGGAGCTAGTAGTCCTGCAAGTGCTACAGGCTATACTGTTCTTACTTTAAACAATGCAACCAATGGTGGAAATCTTCAGTTTCATCATAATGGAACATATAAGGGTGTTATATATAATTCTTCATCTCAATTTAGAATTGAAGCTGGAGCAAGTACACCTATGGTTTTTGCTAATCCTAATGGCGAATCAATGAGAATAGACTCATCAGGCAATGTTAATGTTGGTGGTACTGCTAATTTTGGTTTATTTACAGTAACACAATCAACTGACACTAATGCAGGTGGTATTGGTGTTGTAGATAGTGGCAATGCTAAATCAGGAAGATTGTGGTCAAATGGAACAAATATATACCTTAGTTCAGGTGCTACTGGTACAGGTAATTTAGTTTTAAATGAAGGTGGTGGCAATGTTGGAATTGGAGAAACCTCTCCTGATACCACATTACACATAAAGAAAAATCAATCAGGTGCAAATTCTTCTATAAAACTTGAAAACTCTGCCGGGGCGAATAACTCATCTTTTAGTATCGATTGTCAATTAGCATCATCAGGAACTTCTGCACAAATTAAAGCTGATAGAACTAATAGTCCTGGTGCTGGAGATACTGATTTAATTTTTTCTACTTCTACCAATGGTGTTAGTTTAGCAGAAGCCATGAGACTGGATTATGCAGGCAATGTGTTGGTGGGTACTACAACATCTGAAGGAAGACTAACAGTTTCAGGAGATGCAAGTGGAGGTCAATTTACTGCATTAGCATTAAAACAAGATGCAAGTTCTGATGACCAAGGTTATAGCATGACTTGTGATTTGGATTTTTATCTTTGGGATAACAATACAAGAATTTCTACACCACAAGCAAGAATTGGTATTACAGGTGATGGCACAGCAAACCAAAATTATGAAGCTGGCGGTCAACTATGTTTTTATACAGGTATAAAAAATAATACATCTCCAAATTTAACAGAACGCATGAGACTGGATTCATCAGGTGCTTTAGCTATTAATGGCACAAACGATTCGCTTAATGGACTGGTAAATGGAAGAGGACATATATTCAGAGCTAATGGTGAGTCATTTCATAGTATGAATGATCCTGGCTCTGCAAACACACTTCATGTCTATGATTTTGCAGACTCTGCTTACAGGTTCTATGTTAGAGCAACAGGAGGTTCTGCAGGGCTAATACACGCAACGTCTACTTCAATCACTGGACTATCTGATGAAAGATTAAAAGAAAATATAAAAGATTTAGAAACTGGTCTTAACGAAGTAATGGCGTTACAGCCAAGAAGATTTGATTGGAAAGAAGGAGAAGGTAGTAAACAAAAAAATGTTCCAGGTTTCATAGCACAAGAAGTAGAAACAGTTTTACCTGATTTAATTGGAGATTTCCAACATGATACTTTAGATGATGCTAAATCTGTAAAAATGGGAGATATGATTCCAACACTGGTTAAAGCTATACAAGAACAACAAACAATAATAGACGATTTAAAATCAAGAATAGAAACATTGGAAGGATAAATGGCAAAGACAAAAATACCAGGTGAATATTTAAAAGACTCAGTAGTACGCTTCACGGCTAAGGCGGGGGAAAATATAACCAAGGGACAGTCCGTTTACATTTCAGGCATATCAGGAGAGGTGCCAGTAGTATCTTTAGCAGACGCAGATGATACAAATAAAATGCCAGCCTTCGGTCTTGCCGAATCAACCGTATCAACGAACGGATCAATAGAAGTAACAAGTAACGGAACTCTAGCAGGAATAGACACATCCTCCTATGCCCTCGGAGACATACTGTATATATCTACAACAGCAGGATCTTTAACAAATGATCCCTCTGGACTAGAAGCAAGTAAAGTTCAAAACATTGGTATGGTGCAAAGGGTTCATGCTAGCAACGGATCTATCAAGGTGGGCGGAGCGGGGAGAACAAATGCAACCCCAAATCTTAATGACGGAAACATATTCGTAGGCAACTCCAGTAACAAATCCGTATCCGATGCATTCACAGATGTATTAAACGATCAGGCAGGAATTAACTCTAGTGCTAACGCCACAGCCATAACAATTGATAGTAGTGAAAATGTTGGAATTGGAACTAGTAGTCCTACAGCAGATTTAAGTGTTGGTTCAACAAGTACATCTTCAGGTGATGTTCACTTAAGAACAACAAAAACTGCTTTTAGTATAACACCAAGCAATACGGATGCAGGTGGTATATTACTTGATTTGGGTTGGGTAAACGGTGGTCAAGGACCAATGAAATTTGGCATTGGAAGTGCTGAAAAAATGAGAATAGACTCATCAGGCAATGTTGGAATTGGAACGACTAGTCCAAATGCTGCTGAGTTTAGTGCAACTCCTAATGGAGTTTTAGAAGTAGAAGGAACTAAACCTGTTGTTTATTTAAGTGAAACAGATACTACAGATGCTCATGCTTGGTTAGGTGTTAGTAATGGAGTAACATATTTAGGTTCTACAGGAAGTGGATTACAAATTAGAACTGGAAC